CAGACTGCGTGTCAATGGCTTGCATGTTTGCGATGTACGGTCCATTGTAGACAACTGTTGGCTGTGCTTGCGCTTCCGCAATACGGTTGTTTGGAACGATTGTCCCAGATCCTGAAGGCATAAACAACTCTGGACCCCGCTCGCCAACCAAATAAGTTGATCCTGCGGACACTGGACCACCAACCGCACGACCCGGAACAGGCACTGGAGTTGCATCAACAACTGGTGCGCCACCAAACATGCCTGAAAAAGAGCTAACCGCCATCCTAAACAAAGACAATGCCTGTGCCTTTGCTTGCATGGCAATCAAACTAAGAAGCACGCTCTTGGTGAATTCTTGAATTGAGAATTTGCCTGTCATCACAAATTGCTCAATTGCCTGCTCCATGCTTTTCCAGACGTTGGCAGATATGTCCTGAACCGTTTTCAAAGAATCAGCCAACTCGATGGTCGCGTCCTTCAAAGCCGCTGTGTCACGCATCTTGATCTCAAAATCAACGCGCTCTGCGGCGGTCAACTTTTTGTAGTTCTCCGAGTTCTTCCACATCGCAATTTCTTTTTCTGTCTCCAGCTTGCGTTCAAGAAGCGCGCGCTCCTTGTCAGACAATAGGAACATTTGATGCTGTAACAGGACTTTTTCATGCGCCAGTTGCAGTTCTTCCTTGCGGTTCGCGATGTCGCGCTCGGTCTGTGTGACGGCTTTGTAGTGGTCCTCGAAGAGCTTTTCGTTGACTTGGCTGTATTGCTCAAACCATTTCAGGTCTTCCTGCCATTGCTTTTCACGCAGTTTCTTTTCTGCTTCGGCAATCTTGTTGTTGCGCTCCATCAGGATCGCTTCAACCTTCAACTGCATTTGCTCGTACAGTTGCTCGCCAAATACCCTGCGCTCAACATCAGAATAGTTCTGGTACGCAATGATTTCGTCATAAACCTTTTTGGCGGCTTCAATCTCGATGTCACCAATTTCGTCCGCAGAAATCTTGGCTTCATTGATCATCGCTTCATAACGAAGCTTTGCCATTTCCTGCGATATTTGCTTTGCTTTCCCAGAACCGCCTGCGGCAGAGTAGTCATCAATCTTCTGTTTGTCAGCAAGAGCATTTTTCGACTTTTCATCGGCAATCTGAGTTTCAAGCGCAAGCTGTTTTTGCAACAGGCGCATGTTCTCTTGCAGTCCAGAAAGTCGTGTTTGATCGCGAGTTACATCGAAACCATAACCTTCGCGTTCTTTAATTTCACGGTTCAAGCGATTTATTTCGCCTTGGAGCTTCGCAATTTTCTCGGCAATGGTATCTTCACGACCCCATCCCATCATCGCGTTCCAAGCCTCGCTAGCCACCTTCTTGACCGCAATCCATCCAGATTCAATATGACCAAGCTGGCGGGTTGTGCTTTCAAGTGATTCGGCAAGCAAATCTGCCTGCATTTTTGCGGACTCTTGCAATCGACCTTCTTTTTCCAACTGCTCGATACGCTTGTATTGCGCAAGGTTCAAGAAGTGATACTGGTCGTTCAATCGCTTTGCGGACGCTGTGGTTCCGTCAAACAAGGAAATCATGTCCTTGCCAACTTCCGCAATATCTCGACCAGACAAGAACGCAACCTGTCCAATAACTTTGCCGACCGATTCCATCGTGCTTGACAGGAACTTGCCAGATCCAGCCAATTGCATCATCACTTCTTTTGCATCACCGAGTGTGATGTTCAATCCCTTTTGCAAGGAGTCGCTCATTGCATAAAACTTGCTGGCTGTAATGCCCGCAAAGTTCCCAGTCAATGTGAGCGTATCGCGGAGCTTGTCAAACTCCTGCATTCCTTGATATGCGGCATACGCAGTCGAGCCAATTACTGCGCCAAGAGTTGTAATTCCAACAGTTACCGGAGTTATCAGAGTTCCGATGGCTTTGAACATATTGCCCAAACCACCCATAGAATCCTTCAACTGACCACCCTGTTGCATGATTGCAATCAATGGGCTTTGACCTGAAGCGATCTGCGTAAACAAGTCAGTTGTTTGGTACGTCAACTGAATCTTTTGCTGTTCAGTCATCGCAAAGTTGACGTTCTTCTGCGATTTGGCAACGGCATCCAATGCTTTGGCTTGATCAAGCAACTGTTTCTTCAGTGCTTCGCCTGCATTCCGATATTTGCCAGCACTTAATTCGCGCTCCATTTGCGTAACAGCAGACACGGATTTCCCGTAGTCTTCTGTCGCATATTTCAAGCGAACAATTTCCTTTGCGGCGGCTTCGGAATCCTTGCGGATAGCATTTTTCAGCTTTGTGTTTTCCGAGATCGCTTTATCAACTGACGCTTGGAATTCGGCAGTATCCAGACCAAGAACAACGCCCAATCGGGCAATATTTTGTGAAGCCATTACTTCTTCCTCCGAGCCAGCTTTTTAGCGTACGCTGGAATGATTTCTGCCAGTTGAGATCCTAATTCGGACACCACCGCTTCAATGTTTGTTTGTAGGGCGGGTCGCAAAAATGGTTGCGCAGGAATCTTGGATGTTCCAAATTCCTGTGCCAAAGACACAGCCGATTTCTTTACAGAAACGACAGCAATAGCGGCATCTGTCTCGTTGACATACTCGCTCTTTTTGTCTTTTTCGGAAGGGATGCGTGCGTCAACACGAATTGTGTCGCGCATGTGGAAAGGGTTCTTTTCGTCCCGTGGTTTATCGCCCACAGGAGCCATTGCCTGCGCGGACCACAGTACAGGTTCCATCGCAGATTTTGCGGCTTTGACAAGCGTTTGGCGGGCTACAAGGTCGGCTCTGAATCCCTCTGCCATCTGTTTGAGTTGTTGCTCAAACTCGGCAAAGCCTTCAAGTTTTACTGTGACCTTGTTGTCCGACATCCTTCGCCTTCAAAAACTTCTCTGAACCGGGTTTGGCAGACAGGAACATCAAAAGCCGAGCATTTGTCTCTTCTTTTTGCTGTTCTTCCGTCAGAGGAGGATTGATATAGTCGTGCGTGGATGGCAGGACATCTTTCATCGTGAACGGCTGTGCTGTCTTTTGTATTTTCGCGTTTAGGTTGCCCGTAGTCAATGCACTCAGAGCAACCAACAAAGCCTTGTTCCCGATCATTCCGTCCGCATACATGATCTCGATATTACGAAGATCGTCCGCAGGAATTAATTCTGGACACCCACCGTGGGCATAAATGTACGCCCTTGCTTGAAGGCGAGCGTCCTGAATTAGTTTTTTCGTGCGTCCTTGTATCCGGGCTGAATCACTTCAGTGATTTTCGACACCAACTCCAGTTGGATCGCCATCGGGAATTCAGCTTCAATGTCTTTGTATGTGATGTCTTCAAGCGACCCGTTTTCAGCAACGAGCAACTTGACATACTCCACGATACGGTTCTCCATCGTCATCATGGTCTTCACCAAATCACGAGTGGATCTGCCTTCAACGATTACATCATCATCACTGATGACAATGCCCTCGATGTCCAAATTCTTGCGAAAGCCAGAAGTCATCTTCTGGAATCGCTCTTCTGCCTCTGCTTCATCGTACTTCTCGATACGCTCCTGCATGGCTTCCATATCGGATGACAGCGGAATGCGGACCTTGAAGACGTGACCACCCAACTCGAACTGGCGAGTCTTCAGGTTCACGGAGGCTTTCTGGTATGACTCACCAAAAACCGATGCTAGTTTTGTCATGTATTCACCTTACGGGTTTGATAATCTTGTCGTAAATCACCTGATTCAATTTGACAGCGTAATCCACTGCCTCGTCAGGAGACATCTTGTCTGCATGGTTGCGCGCAATGTCGTGCGACAAAGCGATGGCTGTAATACGTTGTTGAGTAAAGCCAAACCAATTCTTTGACGAATCGGCTTGGCTTACCAGAAAACTCAACAGGTCGTTGTTGTCTTTTATTGTTGCCATCGTGTATTAGCTGTTCGACCAGCCGTAGGAGTTGCCACCAGTCGGGTGGATGGTGAAGTTGAACTTGCCTTCAGCCGCAGGAGACATATCCCACGACAGACCGCCAACGCGACCATTAAATGCGTATGCAACAGTGTCAGTGCCATCATAAACAGCAACAACGTAGGTGCGGATGATTGTGCCGTTGTAGCCGTCATCACGGATCAACAACTGGGCAGGATCAGCAGGGTTCCAAGCGGCAGTCACAGTGATGGAGGTCACTTGGTTCTGTGTGGTGATCTTTGCGCCAGTGCGTGCGCCAGCCACAGAGTATGCGGCAGATGCGTCATCAGCACCGAAGGGAGGAATTGCTTCCACGGGCACTTGGATGCCATCAGTACCAGTACCACCGGCGGCAGTACCGATGATTGCTTCCACATCAGCCCATGTTTCCAATTCTGCATCAGTCAAAGCGGTGGGATTAGCACCAGATTGACACCAAAGGGTTGCTACATAACCCGGTAAGACTTTGTTGATAAGAGCCATTTTGAGTTTCCTTCAAAAGAGTTAAACAAATAGTGTCTTATGCTGGGATGTAAACGGTGCAATCCAAAAAGATTTGCGCCATATTTTCTTCGTTGTTGTAGCTATTGTATAGCCACATTACATCAGCTTTCGCAATAAAAAACCCAGATTCTTCACTGCCAAATTGACCTGAATATCCGTGCAGACTTTGCAAAATCTGATTTGAAATTGTAAATCCATCTTCGATGTTTTGGGTAAAAATCGAAATCTGGAAAACTGGTGTGTCAATGCCCTTGTTGTTTTTCGTCTGACCCGTATAAACAGGCTGGTGAACGTTACGCAACATCCATGTGACAAATTTCGGCTCTTTCGCAAAATTGCGGTTGAATGCCGAGTACACAGGGACCGGATTGACAATCTGGCTCAGTTGGTACTGAATTGCTTTGCCATACGTCAGGACATTGTTTTGTGTTGCCATTTAAACCGCCGTGACTGGATCGTTGCGATAACACATGAACTTCACAGTCATGCGGTCATTTGCTTCAACAATTTCCGTAATCCTGTATTCCTTGCCATTCCAAATCAACGAATAATCAACGTGATTGTTGGCAATCGTTTTCATATTCGGCGTGTAATTAAACACGAAATGGATCAGATCAGAATAAACGCGGTATTTGTCCGAAATCTTCACAGGGTTCGACACATTGAAAACGCGACCGCGAGTATCAAACCATTTGGTTTGAGTAATCGTTTGTTCACCGAATTCCGTTTTTGATGCGGAAAGCGTATTGATGGTCACATTCTCAAAGCGTGCAATTGCCATTTACATCACCAAAGGTTTGTAAGGACGAAGCAAGGTTTGCGCGCTGTGCGGAACCGATTTCAGTTTTGTTTCTGTACTGTCTGCGCGATTGTTGTACAGGTCGGTCAGAATGAGCAAGCCAGCCTGTTTGATAACAGGATATGCGGCAAGCGGACTTCCAACGGTCGTGTATTGAACAACAATTGGCGCAGTCATTGTGGTACTGATGTCGGTGGGCAGGCTATTCACGATCACTTTGTTGCCAGAGTTGTCGTAGAAATAGTTGCTTGATCCAATCGTTGTCAGGACCGCAGGAAAACTGGCGTTGTAATACGCCACAGAATCGATTGTGAGGGGCGCAAGGCTTGCGGTAGGGTTCTGGCTTACCTCTGGCAGATCGAGGCTCACAGGACTTGCTACAAGCGATTCTGCGCCATACCAAACGCGATATGTCACAGGAAAAATGGACAGCCCAAGATAATCTTCAATAATCATCCGAGTTGCAAGATCCAAAGTCTGGACATATGCGTCCTGACTTTCATCGTCAAACAAGTTCAGATGGTTC